CATGTCCGTTTGGCCTAACTACTGGTTGCTCAATCATGGGCACATTGATAGCGTCACGAATTTCGTTCCACTTGGTAGCATCGCTGTTGTGATTGGCATACTCTGCACGATCATAAAATGGGCCGCCGATGCTGTACCTCAAATAAGTTCCGTGATCATCCAGATATTTCCAACAACTGGCATCAATGCACATTGTTTTTAAACCTTGGCGTTGCTGTTCAGCAATAATTTGTTTTCGTAAAGTTATATTTGGTCCACCGGTGTTTGTGGTTGCCCATCCCAACATCACAGCCAGTCTGCTGGGTGTGTATTTGTGATCCCACTCTACTACCACATTGCCGCCTGAGTTTTTGACTCCGTCAGCAAAACTTTCCAAACATTCAATTTTTCTAGAATGTTTGCGAGGATTAGCAACAGAACTAATGTATACTACCGCGTCAATGGTCATTTAAAATCCGCCAGGCAGTGCCGTTTCGCATTTCTACTTCAGTAAACTGGCAATAGGCAATGTGCCTTGCCCAGGCTGCAACTTCGTCCAGTGTGGGTATTTTTGGATTTTCAATTTCTGATAATGATTGACTGCATAATGCAGCGGCTGCATTAGGTCCTAGTGTGATGGCTGGTTTGCCCAGCAACAACGCCTCGCCTGCTGCAATACTAGAAAAAGTCACAAGACAATGTACATCTTGTGCTAGAGCCATTTCCATGGTATCGTCATTTACCCTTGTTGATCGACCTTGCTTGAGTCGAATCACAATTGGCCGATCTGTATGTTTTTTTATTTCATCTTGTGTTTGTTGCAACCATTCTTCAAGATTAATATCATATAGGTTTAAAAGTTTTTGACTGGGCGGTGCCAACAAGATATTAGTTCCTGGTCTAAATTTTGTTAGGCCGACTCCGGTGCGTGCCAATCTGTCGTTAGGTCTATCTATAATAGGACCAAAATTTTGCACATCGTTTTTGGTAATCCTGTGATACAGTTTGCGTTTGCCGTTGCCAAAGTATCCTGTATCCATGTAATAAAAATCTCTGCCGGCGGCACGGCACCCTTCCATTTGTTTGCGCTTGGTAATACCACGCAACACTGCCGGAGTCTTGTTGTTTTGTTCTTTTTCCCAGGTTGAAATTTGTCCACCTGTGCCTTGGACAAAACTTTGCAATAGTGGATCGTACATGTGACCTTTTCTTTCGTATCTGTATTCACTATCCAGTGCCACAATCTGATTGACTGGTACAGCCGCCAATTGTTGTTGCAACTTTTCTAGAGTAATACCATAGTACACACCCTCAGGGTCCACACGATACTTCAATATGTTTTTAAATATTTCTTGAATCTCAGGGACTGTTTGATCTAACACATGTGGATCAGATGGCGGTGGCAGAATATATGTTGATTCGTTTTCTTGTTCCCAATCTGTCATTCTGGCAACCTTTGTTGACAATAATCAGTGAGCATGCGTTCCCGGTGCCACTCGTTGCCTTGTGGTGTATCAGCAAACTCATGAAAGCATGGAGTGCCCAAGGTATAGTGTAAGAGCTTGGCGTCGGGGTTTGGCCCGTATTCATCAGGCAACCAATTCCATTCTGGTGGCAGTTCACCAATGCGTTTGTCATCAAGCCAGGAGAAGCGATGTAGTTCAGCACCTGTGGCTTTTTGCACAAATTCAGATGTTAGTTTTCTATTGGGATGACTGTTACAATTCCACAGTATCACACTTGACCAGTTCTTGCGTGGGTAATCTTCGTTCTTGGCGCCAAGATATTTTTCAGTCATACATGTTTTGTAATCGTGCTTGACTACCATAACATCTTTGTCAAATTCTCGTAGGTTCCAAAGTTCCGCAATATCACCACGCACAATCATATCGCCGTCAATGAATATTGCCCAGCCTTCGTATTGCATGAGATGTGGCACAAGGAATCGTGTATAGATAAAGTGATTGCTGCCGTCTGTGTGTGTTTCACTATAGTCTCGAAACAAGTTCAATGCCACTGGCACAATGGCCACCGGTTGGCTACTGTTGCGAATGATTGAGTTTACACAGGTATGATATGCAATGGCTTCGCGTGGATCATACCCTACAAAAATTGGAATTGGTTTCATTTGCGTTCAATGTCCTCTTCCACACAATCTTCCCCAAACTGTATTTCTATTAGTTTGAGCGGGCGATCTGTTTCGTTGCACAGTTGATGCCATTCATTGCGATTTATCCAAGTAGCTTCATGCACAGTCATGTGATCTTTGACATCTCGGTCTGTGCTGGAATCTAATGTGTACACCGTGGCTTCACCTTCGGCCACAAACCAAAACTCTGCTCGCTTGTCATGCCGTTGCATGCTTAGACAGGTTTTAGGGGTAACAGTAAGTTCTTTAAGTTTGGTGTTGGCGCCAACTTCGTGTAACACACGATAGTACCCCCAAGCTCGAGCTGTTTTGGGCTTTTTCCACTCTTCAAGAATCCATGAACTGCTATTCTTTTTATCCTCGCCGCCTACACCAAATGCAAATTCTAAATTGCTATCTATCACATCCATTTCAGGAATGTTTTTGTCGGTGCGATCACCACCATTGGCAAATACCAACGTTGCGTCAGGGTAGTGTGCTCGAACCTGTCGAATAAATTCTTTAGCCGAGTCATCTGCATCGTCAAATGTGTACACTTCGTCTACCATAGCAAGATTGTTTATCACACACAATCGTTCGTTCCATGGCATGAATGGCCGACCTTTTTTGCGAGTCAGCCAGTCGTCTGAGTTGAGTCCCACAATCAGCATGTCGCCTAGGGTGCGGGCTGATTTGAAATAGGCAATATGCCCGGAGTGTAGCGGATCAAAGCCGCCAGTTACAAGTACAATTTTCATGCAGGTATTTACACCTGGATGTCTTCCATGCCAGCAGTTCTTAGTCGCACAATATGACCCATTTGCCACTGTTTGGTATCTAGCCCCTTCATGATGCCCAACCAACGATTGCGTAGGTATGCCACTTCGTTGATTATGGTTTCGTAGTCAATTACTTCATCTTCACCATCCACGTACTTTTCAGCATCACGTGACGTAAGCGCACGGGCATAGCCTTCTAGATACTTTTGGAAATGCTTTCTGCGGATCTTACGCAGTTGGATGTTGAGAAAGTTCAACACAGCTTCAATTTCTTGAAGCTGGTTGTATCTAAACTCAGTTATGCCCGGAAGTGCTGTGATGTTTTTTTCTACAAGACCGGCAATACGACAGTCTTTTTTAGCATCATCTATTTCACGCTCATAGTGTGCTATAAAGTCTGGAATAGCACCAAGACTGGCAACTACTCGACTGTACCACATCAGTTTTCCCAGTCGTCTTCGTTATAGTCCTCTTCTTCAGGATCCTCTTCTTCTTCGTCTTCTGAGTAGTCTTTGTCGTTGTCAAGATATGCTGTGAGTGCTCGTTTGATATCACTATCGCCTTTGAAAGCGTCACGGATATCTTCCACGTCTGAGTCATTGTCCATTAAGATTTGCACCACAGTCTCTGCTGCCTCTTGGCGATCAACTGTGTTTACAAATCGCTTGAGTTCACCCCAAATTTCTGCTGCTATTGCTTCGCTCATTCTGCGTCCTCCTCAACGGTACTTACCTCTTCCTTGATATTTGCAAAGTCTTTCATCACAGTGTCAAGACAGTTATCATCATTGCGTTCCCAACCTTTGCGGAACTTCTTGATAATCTCGCCTTCGCTTGTGGTAAACACCAAACTGTTGCCTTCCTTCTTGAGCATGCCCTTCTTCTCAATCAAATCAGTAAGACCACTGTATGGACTCATACCGGTTGTATATGGAATTTTAACTTGCACACCTTCAAAGGGTTTGGCATAGCGTGTTTTCATAACTTTACAGCCGGCACGGATACCGTTTACTTCAGAAACTTTGTTACCGTCCTCATCCTCTTTCAGTTTCATTTTCTTCATAGCCACAACAATTGAGCTGGCGTAAATGAAACCTTGACCGCCTGAGATCTTATCATCTGGGTCAAACATATCCTGTGATGCGTATGTGTGGTTGGTACAAACCAAGCCCACATTGTATGAACCAAACATGTTCACACAGTTACGCACCAAGGCGGTGAGAGCTTTGGGTTTACGTCCTAGATCACCCTTCATTTCGCCTGC